AAACCACAACTCTTTTTCATATCCATCAAAACCACGGATAAGTTCCTGAACCTTAATTGATGTGTTAATTGAACTATTGACGAAATCGGTTGGTGGTGTTGCAGAACTGGTCAACATATTATACACATTTGACGAACCAGTTAAACTAGAATTACCATTACTATCAACTACCAAGGTTCCAAATACAGTTTCATATGTTCCTTGGTCGGCAGAAGAAGCGGAAATATTTAAATTCTCAATAAAGACAGGAGCATCAACAATATACTGTTCTATCTGTTGTAATTTTGCAGTAAATACATCAATTCTTTTTTGTGCAGAACCAAAGGTAACAAATTTATCAAAACTGGAATAGTTTATGTTAACATCCATTCCAGAATTTTCATTATATAAATCTTCTAAAATTCCATTAGAAACAAAGTTTCTGTAATCACTACCAATATTATCAGCGACACCCGTTCCTCCTGCAATATTTGTAATAAGTTCTTCCAAAGTAGCGGTCACTCTGGATGATTTGCCTACTGAAACATTTATAGCAGGACGAAGTTGTGGAATTAATAAATCATCAATTGTTATAAATCTCAACTTATCAAAGACACTACTTAACATTTCTCTAGAAACAAACGCACTAGTATTAAGTGGATATTGTGTAGTATCTAATGGTTCTGCTAGTTTTAATGCAATTTCTGGATAACCTGTTAGTGTTCCATTCGTCGCATATTTTGGTTCTCCCGCAACTTTCCAATTTAATACAGGAATTTGCCTATCGTCACGAAGATTCAGTAATGTTTTACCAATTCTAGTGTCATCGTACTCATCTTCAAATTTTCTATCAAAATTTTCTTGTAATATTCCAGATATAATCGTGCGTAATGGAATAGTTACTTGTCTTTCAACCGTTATACTAACACCAAATGGAATTATTAGTTCCGTTGGATTTGATGTCTGTGTAGTATTAGTATTTCTGGGTGTCGGTGGATTGGTTCCTCCGGTTGATGGCGGAACAACAACACATGGATTTGGACTATCTGGTGGAAGAGTCTCACCATTATAATAATAATATCCGGCGCGCGCCCAATTTACAGTAACAGATAACGGGTCAGTGGAAGTTACTTCATAACCATAGTAATATCCTTTTGCGAGTTTATATACTCCATGTTCATTTAAATAGAGAAGACCTGTTTCTTGGTTTAAATACACATAATATAGTTCTGGATTATTTTTTACATAATCAAGATTTTCCGAACCGATTGCACAGGCACTATCACTGTCGGATTCTGCATTATTTTTATTAACAAAAACCGCAAATACAGGGAGAACTGCATCGCCTGGGGCTCCATATGGGTCGTTCGGGTCTATTATCATTCCATTTGGATCAGAAATTGCCATTATATTAGACTCCCATCTGGATTATCGGGCGTAGATACCATCATCATATAACTATCAGCATAATCCAAAGATCTAATTGATTCTGGGTCTTCTAGACCCACGGTTCTAAATTCATACACATTTCGTAATGTTGTCCATTCAAATGGAACTAATCCCACTTGAATTTTTCTTTGACCTGACGCCATAAACTCTGCAGGTAGAATCAATGGATTATTATGATTATATGCGATACCTTCTCTAGCTATATCAAATGGACTGCTAGAAACATCATACCAATCGGTTCGTGTATTGGTATATGGGTTATATTGTCTATATTGTAATTTTCCGTCTTGTAGTGGTTGTGATGTTGGTGGGTCTATTGTGAATTGATATGTCAAAACCACGGGTTGTAGTTGACTATATTGGTCAAACAATTGGTCAAATGTCCACTGTTCTTCTGGAACCGATGTTGCTGTGCCGGTTGAAGTAATTCTACTGACATCTATTAATTCTGGTTCAATACCCGTATTAATGGTAAACAGACTTGTTGGTGGCCAGAAAATAGGAGGTGGTGGTTCACCTATACTGGACCTAGATATATTAAATATAGTTTGTTGTGTATCCATTTGTGATGCTATAGGAGTTCCGTCCACATTTGTTTCATTTAGATAGGCGTAATGTGTTAATTTTAGAGATGCTACATTTGAACCATTTTGCATTGTTCCAATTATTTCAACGGGCAGTTCCGGCGAGAATGGACCAAATCTTTTGGTCCCAGTTAGTGATTCTGGCGAAGCCACTTGACCATTTATTGTTATTCCACCCAAATCTACACCAGACCCTCCAACCACAATATAATATTCTTTAATATCTTCTGGTCTGACCTGTGCTCCAATTGTTTGTGTGCCGGACATGAGTTCATATAGTGAAACAGAAATTCCTGATATATCTATTATTCCTTCAGGAGCGTCCAACGAAACATTGAAAATTTCTCTGCCATCTTGAGTCATTCGTGTTATATATTCTGTTTTTTCAACTACGATTGGACCACTAATAATATTTAATAATTGTTTTGTTCCTAACAACTCATTTCCAAAACCATCTTTGTATCCAGACTTATTAAAAATAATATCGTAATTATCATCAACATCACCCGCGGTGCTAGTTCTTGTAAATTCTATTATAAATGAATTTGGTCTAGTAGTGTCTGAAAAACCTCTCAGTGTTGGTTGTGTTCTTTGAACTTGGTTAGCATAACTTGGTTTGTATTCTACTTTATATAGTTGTCCTCTATCCGCTTCTGCTATATTTGAAACAGGAACCAATTGTGTGTTTCCGTCCTCTTGGTCTAAAAATAATTGAGCGGCAACAGTAACTTTAGAAATATCCAATGTTTCAAATGACAATTCATTTTTATCAAGAGCGAATCTATAGCCCAATGTGTAAGAGGTAGAAGAGGATTTTTTATTAATCCAAATCTGTCTATTGAAGATATTTTCTGCTATTACCCCGTCCAACGTATCAACAACAGATTTTGCAATACGAACTGTAAAATTATAAGAATTATTATTAAAATCTTCCAGTTGTATTGTTTGACTATTCAATGATTCTCCGTTTGGAGTTTCAAATAAAATTTCAAAACTTTCCGTTTCTGTTCTGGTCGGAGGAAATGTTACAGTAATATTAGTCTCACCATCTTCAGGGGAATACACAATTGAATAATTTTCTACAATATCACCAGTTGGGGCAACATATCCATTGGTATATACTTTGGTTAATTTATTCGTCTGATTGGTGACATCGGCACCATTTTTAAGAATTTGTATACTCATTGATTAACTATAAATGGAACAGGGCCGGAATCGTTGGTATTTAATGATATTTCATGTTCACCAACTATTTGTGTAAGTATTGAGTTTAAATGTCTATATAGTCTATTTTGTTGAATTCTGTATCTGGCACCACCAGATAATTCTCCACTTATTTCATCATTAGCAAAAGTTCTGGTTTCGTATAAAATATGGTCCAAAATATTTTGTAAGTATTCATTAAATGAAATTGAAAGATTTGACTCCATAAGAGATATTTTCTCTCTTTGAAACTGATTTAGAAACAATTGTATATCATTTATGGTTTCTACTCTATCTGCGTTATCATCTACACCAACTATTTCGTCTAACGCCTCACCAAACTTAGGTAAAAATAATGATGGAAGTAAAAATTGTTCATAATCTCTAGAAATTCTTGCATCAAAATCAACGGTTTCCGAACCATTTTGACCGGGGTTTGCGTGTAATACAATCTCTGTTTTTGATGGAGATATAGTTTTAATTCTCCAATTAATATCATCATATGTTCCAAGTTCGTCTGCGAAAAAGTTTATGATAACATCATAATCACCGGAAGGAAGACCTGATAAATAGGTGTCCTGAAGACTGTCGGCGTTTGAATATCTTATTTTTTGTCCGAACTGATTTTGTATCTCACCTTCAGGTGGACCTTCTGTCCAAAAATCCAACTCAAGATTAGCAATATTATCAGTGTCATTTTGTTCCGTTACAAATAAAAAGTGTGGAGAGTCTAATGGAACAATTGCAGTATATACCAAAGTATCAGTATTTGGAACATAAAAATGTAATTCAACAAATTCTCTGGTCAGGTCCAATCCATAATAAAATTCATCTTTGCCGGATTTATTTTGTTTAATTACATACTCTTCATCAATAACAACCCTTTCAATTTTTTGACCGGGCGTCAACGTTGATATATTTTCTTTATAATTTTTGGCATTAGGCATTTTATAATTCCGTAAATTCTATATCTGAAAATAATTCATTATAATTTCTTTCAATTATGGTGAATGTATTTGTTTGTATATGCAAAGATTGTGCTTGTAATCTTCTGTTACTTGTATCTTTTACCACCACTCTTTTTACTTGTGTTGGGTAAACCAATAAGGACCCAGTTAATTGAACTCCCACCGACAGATTTCGTTCAGGAACATCTTCCCTTGTTCTACTTGGAAGATATGTATTCGCATTTCTTAATGTTACAACTGTTACGTCACTCATACGACTTTAAACCTAAATGGTTTTGTTATTAATGTCTCACTACCCAAAGTAACCTTTAACTTTAAGTCGTAGTGTCTATTCTTGTATAATGGCGTTGTATCAATTAACACATAAGAGGCGGTTCCGTCACAATCAACGTGTGAATATTCATCAAATGGAACAACCGTTGTTCCCGAACCGGCGTCAACAATGTTAAATTGTGAAGTAACTGGTAGATAATATTTGTTAACAAATCTAGATGTATTTGTATATGTTTTAGCGGGATATTTATCTCTCACTGTAAAATATAGTTTTGCTTTATCGCCCTTTGTATATTCTGACCGTAAGTTCTTTGGCGCTAACTCAATGTCAAAATTTGATAATGTCGATAATGAACCCGTTGTAAATGTTTGGTTTGACCAAGCAAGTTCCAATCTTGGTTCATGTACTGTGTGTGTTTGTCTTGAGAAAAATCTGATGTTGCCTTCATTATCTACATCATCTTCTGAACTGCCTGTGAAGAACATGATTAGTCCATAGTTATCGGTTAACGAAGACCCAGAAATCATTGGTGCAATCAAGTCTGTTACGTTTATTCTTAACTCATCGTTGGTTAAATCAGTTACAGATTGACTGACCACGATGTCTGTTAAGTAATCACTTCCACTGGCGTTCCATGTAGAACCACTTGTCTTAATTTTCCAAGTCACGCCATCGTCAGAAACGAATGGTGTTTGCATTGAGTATCCAGAACCCTCGTTCCAAGAACTTGATACTTGACAGATATATATCATTTCATTTTGACGGAGTTTTTCTGCGTGTGCAACAGTCAAGTTAAGGAAAACCACAGATGTTGTGGGAGCTCCTTGTAAGTCGGTCAAATCAAATTGTATTAACGAACGAACGGCACCATTGGTAAGTTCTCTATCATTTTTCAATTTACCAACTTCTAGTATCTCGTCGTAGCCTGTATTCAGAGTACTAAATACTTCATAAATACTAGCGTCTTTGGTTGGTTCTAAATATACTCTACTCATTGTAGTGCCGTCCCTACGATATCGTTTTGTGGGTAACGTAACTCAAATATACACGGGTCTGCCGAAGGATATATAATGTTATTACTTCTGTTGCCACCTGTAGCAGATACATTGTATGAATATGGAGCGTAGTCTCTACCATCTCTCTGTTGATATTTGTTTACAATATCAATTGAACTAACCGATTGAACTCCATCAATTTTAGCAATATGTAGTAATAAATCGTCCAATAATATTGGTTGATTTATTTCCCAATTATCAATGTTAAAGTACTTAGAAATTTCATCAGAACATTTTGCTAATACTTCATATGAATTATAACCCTTATATACAACAATGGTATAATTCACCCCAATAGAAACTCTAAATGCGTCTAGAATATTAATTCTATCCGTTATCATTCTATACCCAGACAGGAATTTTTTCAAATTAAACTTAACTTGATTATTTAATGAAACTAATTTTTTGTCACTGTCATATGCCAGAACATATAAGTTGATATTGTTATTAACGGGGTCATCTTTTACATATCTAATATCATCGTCAATTGAAATTGTGTCTCCCGTTCTATTTGCGATTTCTGTAAATTCATCAATCGAACTAACTTGAGCATCTTTCATAGCAAATGCTTTTGCAATTGCACCGTACTTAGATGGCATAGACAATACACGTTTTTCATAATCTTGTGTTGTTACAACTCTACCTTGAGAGTTTACAAATCCTATGGCAGCTTGTCTTAATTGTTCTGTGCTCAATGAATCTAGTCCGCCATTGGCCGGCTCATCATTAATAACTGTTATACTAGACACCATTGTATTGAATGTGGTTAAGTCCGATGTATTTAACGTTCTGGTTTCATTTAGTGTAGTCAATTGGTTAATCTGTGTAATTGTTCCAGATGGAACATTTGATTTAATTCCATTTGAAATTCTATATTTTATAGTCAGGGTTGTATTTCCTGGCGCAAGACCAAACGAATTACTATTTGTAAAGTTTAATGTGTCTAATGCAACATTAGTCATGTTTTGTAGATATTGTTGGTCATAGACAGATTTGTAATCTGGGTTTTCATACACATCGTCTAAGTCACCTGTACCGGACCCAAATACTAGTTCTATTTTATTGTTTCTGTTAAGTCTGGTGATGAACCTACGATTAACCTTGACAGATTTTATGCTATATAACGGAGCAGTAGTCGAACCTAGTGGGTTGGTTAATATATCTTCAAAACGATAGTCTTGGGACAAATTATCTACTTCATACCAAGTATTTCCTTCACTATCAACAACTGATACTACTTCTATAACATTGTTATTAGAAATTTCTATTTTTAAAAATTTACTTGGATTTCCAACAACATATTCAATTGTTTTTTCTGTTGCGGACACTAATTTACATATTTTAGAAACTATGAATGTAGAAGGCAATCCGGTTACATTATCTAAGGAAAATACCTGAACTGTTCTGTTTGTAGAATCACCGAAATCACAAATATCTTGTGTTAAAAATGTTCCGGCATCAAACTGTGTTGTTGCGTTAAATGATGAACCGGGAGCGAGGCGTGGAAGAAATCTGGTATCCATATTTCCTTCACTATCAGCCGGAACTAGAGCGGAAATAGTAGCGTTACAGAACGAAGGAGATGTTAATCGTGGTTTAAACCCCAAACCTTGAGCAATTGCTACTATATTTTCGCGTTCTTCTGCATAGGCTAGTAAACTTTCCTTAAATGAATTATCCGTATAATATGAAAGAACATCTCCGATATATGATGCCATGTCGATAAAAATACTACCGGGAGACGCGTCACTAAAATCTTGATAGGTATCTGGAAAGTAAAACTTAGCAAAGTTGACCAAGTTTTTCTTAAACTCAGAATAATCCTTGTTTAAATATTTGACCTGTTTTTTATCTATCTGGTCAGATAATACAACAGCCGAAGTTTTACTAATCGCCATTTAATATCCTCAAAATTGTATCAATACTTCATCACTGAAGTTAGGATTTTCAGATAACCTATATTTTACATACATACTTGCTCTATAATTATTTTTGTCATCATTGTTTGGTTGAAAAACAAATTCCTCTAATTGTAGATAAGGCATCCATCGTTCAACTGCGTCTTCAACCGACTGTCTTGCATTGACAGAGAAGTCATCATTATTAAAATCAAAAACCAATCTATGAATATTACAACCAAATGTTGGGTTATTGAATCTTTCACCGGGGATTGTTAAAATCAAATTAATAAAATTACTCTTGACCTGTTCTAATACAGTCTCAGACATTTGAAAATATCCACCTGTTCCTCTTTCAAGTGGTAATGTAAATCCCCTAGCCATTTACTAGATTCCCATCTTTTTCATTAACGCACCATAATCTCTATTCATCGCGTCCAATACATCATGGTGTTTATCTGTTATAGCACCACCCTGAAATGTCTCAGGCAATTTAGCGGGCGCGACTTGAACATTCTGTGTATTGAAATTGAATGTGTCCGCTCCCATTTTTTGCGTGAACATTTCTCTTAACTGTGCACGGGTCATTTCTGATGTTGATTGTGCTTGAACGGTTTCGGTTTGTAGTTGTGATTTGTTAGAAGACATCATCATATCAAACATTTCTGCTTTGACCTCTTTAATAATTTCGGCCTTTTGATGTTGGATTTCTGCTTTAACAAATTCTCTAATTAATTTTGATAATTCTTTGCTAGTCATACTATACTCCTATTGTTCTCTTATAAATAGTTCAGTCTCTTATTTTAACTAGGTTGCTTTTTATAGTTGGAATAGACATGATGTCTAACAAAACTTTAATTTGTGTGGCGGGTGGAACCCCCGGTCTATTAGCTAATATGGTTAAACAAGATTTTATCGTTTCCAGTACTGACCGTAGTTCATTATATTTAACTACGGAATTAATATCGGATATAGTTCCTAAAAATAACTGGCCTCCTACTGGATTGATATAAATATTGTCTCCTCCGTCAACTACCATATGTTCTTTTGATGTCATCAACAGATGTCTATTCGAAGAAAATAAAATATCATTTTGTTTGGAATTAAAAACCAATCTTCCACTATTCAATATTGTTTGGTTTTCTGATAGTGTGGTTTTATTATTTCCAGTTCCATCATTTATAGTTGGCTTATAATCAAATACATTTAATTGTTCAAGAGTTGTGAAATTTGAAGAAAAATAAAAATTTATGTCTTGTTTTTCTGACATCACAAAACAAGAAGAATCCAAATTTATATCCTCTACAGTCAATGCATATGGAGTATTTTTGGTTTTATTTGAATTTTCTTTCTGACCAACCCTCATGACTATAATCGCATCGTTTCTTTCAGAATTTGTTGGACCCAAAACGTTTGTCCCGGTTGATAAATTTGGCGTTACTTTTTGATTGAAGGCATCTTGCATCTGAGATGAACCTAGACGTATTGTAGCTCCATAACGATTTTGAAATATTACGTCACCATCAAAACTCTTTAAATTATAAAGATTTGGTCTGGCCTTATATTTTTCATTTGTTAAATTTTCTTCTGGAACACCACCATCTGTTTGGGCTAAAATTCCCTCTCTGGCCTGTTGAGATTGTATGGTTCTATTCTGTTGTGTTTTGGGGGCATTTGAACGATTTACAATATTTGGAAACCCATTTAATTGTAAAGTTTTATTAATATTGACTCGTCTAGTATAAAAATGAATTCCTTGAATTTTTTGAACCATTACGGTTTCACCAATTAAAGGATATTCTAATACACCGACTTCTATTGGATATGCATAAAAAGAGGTTTGGGGTGTAGATGAATGTCCACCATAATCAAGATATTTGAATCTAATACGTCCTACTTCAAATCCATCACTACCGTAGTCGGGGTGTTCCTCGTTTATTATTACATCTATTACAATAGCACTGGTAGCGTATAATCCAAATGATTTTATATTGCCTGATATTGATGGGTTCCAGAATAAATTACTCATATTAACTTCTCAAGTTTTGTAATTCTTCTTCGACCTGTTTTGCCTCTTCTTGTAACTCATCAATTTCAAAACTGATATTGTTTAAGAGTTGTTGTTTTTCTTCTTCCGTTAATAAGTCAGTAGAGGAAGAAGCCTTAGCTCCAATAGACATAGCTCTTTGTGCAATTTGAGCGACACGAACAATGTGTTCGTCGTTTTTAACATTGACCTCCATAAAATCTTTGATGACGGGAGCTATCACCGCCGCATCTTCGGGGGTTCTAATGAGTTGTGTAAGTTTAAGAATAAATTGATTAATTTGTTCTCTCTTACTCTCTGTATTTTTATAGATGTCTTTAAAAACATCGGCTAATGTTTTATTATCAAATACTGGTTGTTCCATAGTAAATCTCCATTTACTATAATTATTTACTTACCAAAGTATTCGGATAATCTTCCGGTTCTTTGAAAGTATTTATATTGTCGGTCAAGTATAACTTTTAGTTCTTTTACGATTTTTGTAATATCTTGTGTCTTACAATCTGTAATATCTCGTATCATTAAATAGATTGCCTTTTTATTAAAATTGTTGATGTGACCAGACTTGCTCAATAATAATAAAATTGCATAACCAATCTCTAAGTCTTTGTCTTTTGGAAAAATTTGATGTAAATTTCCATCCCAATATTTTACAAATAATTTTATAAACTCGACACGTTCTGGTTCATGATAGGATTCATTTGGGTCCAAAATTAGTGTGTCTTGCACGGAATAACTTTCATCAGTCTTATCTGACAAATATACAGTTCGTTTTTCTTCTTTGTATCTTTTGTTATTCTGGAGTATTAGATAATTTTTAGCTACAACCGAAAAATAACTGAACGATTTTCCTTTCTCTTCAGTGAAGTTTGGGAGCTTTAAAATTAAATAAGAAATAACCTCACTTTTAACATCCTCAAACGAACCGTCCATATAAGGAAATTTAAAACGATTAATTATATTTTCGGCCATCTTGTCTAGTGGTTCGTATATATGGTCCCTAAATATTTTTTCTCTAAATAATTCGTCTTGTTCTGTATTGTATCGAATAATGGCGTCTTCTGTTTCTTGTGTCCAATAAACTCTATTCTTAGATTTTGTCCGTTTCTTCCGTGACATATATTAACTTCCTTAGACCACCAACGGTGTCAATTAATTGTTCAAAAAGTTGTCCTACCTCATCATCTTTTTCAAACATTTCTCGTTTGTCTAAACTTCTAGATATAGCCAATATTTCTGAAACTTCTTCATAAAATTGTAGAATACGTTTCTCATATTCCTCTGTAATATCTTCAAATTGTTCTAACTTTTTCAATGTAATGTATGAACTATAAATTAAAACAACATTGAAAAGAATAGACGTAACCAGCGATGCCCAAAACATAACTTTATAACTCCTCTAGATTAATTTCATAATCTGTAAATTTTTTCATATACCTTGTGATTGTCATACCGTTAGAATCAATTGTTTCTTTATTACTAGTTAGAAACTTTTTCATTCCACCCGCGCCGGCATAATGGGCTCCGGCCAATATAGACGATGGTGTAATATACAGTCCATTGTGGGTGGTATATGCATATTCATCAATATAATTTTGTAAACTATTGTAATTGTCTCTAATATAGGAAACCATTACACTATCTTGCAACTGTGGGTTGTTTAGAAACTCCTCCCTAGTTACATCATACCCAAGATATGCCACAGTTCTTGGACTAAACTGATATCTACCCATGAATCCATGTGGGTTTACTATATCATAACGATTATTACTTTCAAAGTAACCAATAGCATCCATCAATTCTTGTAATTCATGAATCGTAGGTGGTTCAGTTACTATTACCTCTTCTATCTCTATGACAGGAATTGGTTGTTCTATTTTATTTTTTGTTGTAAAACTACTTAAACTAATTACTGCTAAAAAGCTTAACATAAGTCTAATTTTCATTCTGACTCCTTGTTAAGTGAAACAATTATAACAGGTGGGGCATCGCCTCTCGTAACCCGTTTGTGGTCACCGATACAAAGTTGCCATTGACATACAACTCGTCAATTGTTTTAGCTCCCACATAACTCATTGCTGACCTCACTCCATCCATAATTTCATTTACTATTCTCTCAACAGAACCCTTCATTGGAACCATGGCCGCGGTTCCCTCAATGTTATTCATATCAGTTGAGGAGAGAGTTTTTTGAACATCACTGGCAGACCCGTGGTAAATTTTCATTCGTTGTCTCTTTCCGTATGACCCGAAGTGCATAATATCGCCGGGAGTTTCATCCGTTCCAGAAATCATTGAACCGAGAATTACCGAAGAGGCACCTGCGACTAATGCTTTAGCCACATCACCGGGGTAACGAGTTCCACCACATGAGATTATGGGTGTGTTCGCGACAGTTGAGGTTTCGTAAAGACACGAAACCTGTGGGATTCCCACTCCTGTTCTAATGCGAGTCTCACACACTGACCCACCGCCTATTCCAACTCGTAGTCCATTAGCTCCCCAGTATTCCAAATCTTCAACTGCTCTGGCGGTTGCTATATTTCCTGCGATTACATCAAACTCCATGTTTGGCGACTCCCGTAACATCTTTAATTCTTCTAGGGTATGTCGCGTGGATGAATGGTGACCGTGTGCAATATCTATAACCAAAACGTTGGCACCAGCCTCAACCAACGCTCTTGCTCTATATATATCCTGTTCTTTGGCTCCAATGGCGGCCGCGATAACAGGATTCGTATATCTATAACTAGTCCACTCAGTTCCCATATCAATCAATTCTTTCTGTTTGGACTTTAATTTACTTACCATTTCTACTTGTTCATCAATGGTATTAAATCTATGAATAACCCCAACTCCACCCAATTGCCACATCTTGAATGCCATATCAAATTCACAAATAGAAGCCATTGGCGAAGCGATTAGTGGAATATCAATGTGATAATTTTCGGTCAATAATGTAGATGTGTCACAATGTGAACGAGATTGAATCTCACTATACTGTGGAACAATCTGAACATCATCAAATGTATATGTTGGTGTTATTTTAGATAGTATCGTATAAGGCATTTTGTGCTCTCTGTCTTTCAATATCCTTTATGTGGTAAAGCGCCCATTCTTTTTCTTCTGGTAATGTGGTGAATGTTTTATGACCAGTAATGACTTCATGCACTTTATTTTTCCACTTAATTTCTGGCTTGTTTTGGAAGATTCTGGTTTGGAAGTCAGGCCACATTACCCAACCCATTTCATTAACTCTCCAACGCCATTTATT